AACTGGTGGACTAGGAATGGAGAAGCGATTGCTCGCAACTTTAGTCCTGGTTCCTGGAGGAAGTGTACTTCACCTCCCAGAATATCGCACTCTGCGAAATTCAACCCTCGCATCCTGCGAGCATCGATCTGGAGATCCAGACCTTTGCAGACAGGACCATATAGGGACTCATACTTAAGGAATAGATGGCGATGAGCCAACTTCCCTACAAAGTAACTGGCACTCGAAAGTCCGGAGCTACTCTGGACAACACTTCTGCTGCCTAAGATAGGAGTCTTTTTACTCTCTGAACCACGATAGAGCATCAAAGGGGTGTGATCCCCAGAGATTCTCAATCTGATGTTCTGGTTTTCCATAAAGGTTGCAAAGCCTTTCAGGAAAGAATCATCGTACTTGCTTGTGTTGGCATTAACTGCCGCCACAAACTTCTCTTTTTGGGAATCACTAAGTTGGTGATTCTGGAAGAGGGTGTAGCACATTAGAGTGTGAACAACGGATTGAAAGGTCCGTTCACTCTTCATGGCGTACGAAAATAAGGAACCGACAACGCCGAAAGGTAAACCCTTACGGTTTTTCTTACACTTAGTAATAAGCGGAAGAGAAGATCGGTGCCTGTACAGGTCGACTTTAAGAGATTTCAACCTCTTTACTGTCCACTCCGTACCAGAACAATGAACCCAGCGGTCTACCATTTCTGCAAAAGCTTTGTGGTGGACTGCCGGTACTCCGAAAACGAAAAGACGATGGCGAATTGCTCCCTGTAACTTTTGGTCAAAGACCATCACAGCATCCTTAAAAGGAGTTCGTGCATTACAGAGCGGCGACGAGCCAACTCTTAAGTTAGAGCGGTCCCGGTTAACACTTTTCCTGTTGGAAGGTACTCGATTGGATTCAGTAGCCTCAACGCTTTGAGTTCGACCTCAATCAAGAATTTTAAGCTAAGGAGATTCTGGTAACGAATAACGCTATAAACCTCTGTTCTCGGACGTCTGGGGGGTGCGACATCAAGTCCACCGCGCGGATCGCCGGATACGAGGCCTTGGCCTTTCGTTTCCTCATCTCTAAGCTTTGCATTCAAGAGAAGGGTTTCACACATTGCGTGTACAGCTACTTCATCTGATCTCATGCTCTCCTCCAGGTATGTGTAGACCGGGCTAACC